CGGGCTTTCTTGACTACAGGAGGGAAACACCTACGACGGTTGAGACGACGGCCCGCCTCCCGACGACTACAGCGAGCTAAGCGACTAAATCGCAAAACGGACTCGCCGGTAATCCCGGCATGGCTGACATCCCAACCTGTTTCTTTTATAGCCAATTTCTTTTCTTCTAACGACAGCTCTCCAGCCAGTAGGGGCTGAGTCCAAACCTCGCGTACAACCAACCGCGAGTGATCCTTTTGCCACTGTCGTACTTCATCGTCAAGTTCTCGCCGGACGAGAGACCAGCCCGCAATGCGATACGGGGACACTCGCTTTACCACATCCGCGAGCGGAACCTCATTAAGCCAACGGCCCAGAGGATCAAGGTAACAAGTCTCTCGTCTAAGCAAACCTACATCTTCTAAGGCCTCGTCGCTCACGTGAATCCCCAATCCGTTGCGAACGGACCTACGCGAGGACAATATGAAACGGCGATTCTGATGAAGGTAGAATCTAGTTAGAGCTTCTTTACGAACACGATCAAACCCCTCAGCAAAAGCCCGAAAGCGATCGCGGACGGACATGACGCCTTCGTCTACGCAACCGAAGAGCGACTTCGATCGGATAACAGGAACCCTCTTCACAATCTTGTTCTTGCTCTCAAAGAATGTTGAATTCAATGAGAAGAATCTCTTTTCGACTAGAGTCTTTCCGGGTGACAAAGTCAGTCCGGCCCTTCCAACTCCTTCAATCCACCTCTCGCTTTCCTCCCGTGACGCGCGGAAAACAATATCGTCACCGTTGACCAGAAGAGGAACACTCCGTCTGATAATAAACTTGAAGGCAAGAAAATTAACCAGACATAGGAGAGGAAAAGAAAGAAGGTTACCCATCAACTGGCCCCGTGTTTGAGAGACAACTCGAATTCCATTAGTCAAGTCCATGGAAAGAGATTGAAGCGCTAGTTCCTTTATACCAACGGGAACAGTAGTGCAATTCTCAAGTACTTTACGAAGAATAAACTTCTGTACGTGAGAATTCAAGTTGTCGGTAGCCGATTCGTAATCACCGGAAACAAAAACTTCCTCGTTGTGACGAACAAATTCCTGAAACCGGCTCGGTTCCGCATTGCCCCGGAGCAACCACGGAAATCTGCTTAGTCTGTCGTAGAGTACGTGGTGAAGTGGACGGAGGAGATTCATGGAAGCGTCTGGTACGCTAACAATTCTCTTCTTACCCCCCGTATCCACCGCACACAACCTACTAGGACCGAGACTCAAGGATCCAGCTTTCGCAGTTCTACAAACTTCTATGTATGTGTCGTAGTTGTACCAACACGATCCACTAGCAACGAACTGACGAACGCCACCCTCCGATTTCCCCATCTGCGTACAAGACGAGACGGGTAAGACACTCTTTTCGACTTCCGCACTATACCTCTTATC